TGAATTACCACTTATGGTAGACCACTTATTAACTCCTTACCGATTGCTTGAACTATGATAATAGGCAAACTAGATAGAAAGTTAAAACTATATACACAGACTTACTCTACTAACGCTTATGGCGAGAGAGTAGTATCTGATAATAGTTACGTTACCATCTACGCAGACTTTGACTTCAAAGGTGGCAACACTAACTTCGATGCTGATGCCTTAATCAATGATGAGCGTATAGAGTGCTTAATAAGATACAGAACTAACATTGGGGTAAGTCCTCAATATTTTATCTCTAATGGCTCTACTAATTATTCTATCAAGAGCATAAAGCAAGTAGGTCGTAAGGATGCTATGGTTCTTTTATTAGAGAAAAATGACGTAGTAGATTTATCACAGACAGCTCCTAATCAATTTGTCTTTACTATTGATACAGAGAATACATCTAGTGGCTCTAGCTTGAACACTCAGTTTATGATGCCATTGGTTAGTAGTGGTAGTTATAACGCTACGGTAAACTGGGGAGATGGCTCTAGCGATACAATAACAAGTTACAATCAAGCAGAGGTTACACACTCTTATAGTAGTGCTGGACAATACGAAATAAGCATAGAGGGAACATTACAAGGATGGCAATTTAATAACGCTGGAGATAAGCTTAAAATGCTTGATGTAAAACAATGGGGAGTTTTAGATTTATCTACTAACGCTGCTTTTTATGGATGTACTAATTTAGATGCTAGTGCTACAGATGCTCCTACTGTTTCTAGTAATACTTTTGTATCAATGTTTAGAGAATGTACTAACTTTGATGGAGCTATTGGTAATTGGGATATAAGCACAGTAACTTTTATGAATCAATGCTTTTATAATTCTTCTACATTTAATAAATCTTTAAATAATTGGGATGTCAGTAATGTTACGACTTTTTATAGAATGTTTAGAGGGGCTTTAAGTATTGACCAAGATTTAAACTCTTGGGACACATCTAACGCTGAGACAATGGAGCAAATGTTTTACAACTGCTCACAATTTAACGGAGACATATATAGTTGGGATACTACTAACGTTGAGAATATGCAACAAATGTTCTACAACTGCGACTTATTCGACCAATCTCTAGCAGCGTGGAATATTGCAAACGTGACTAACTTTACTAACTTTATGCAGAACGCTAGTGGTTTATCTACTTCTAACTACGATGCAACGCTAATAGCTTGGGCATTACAAACAGTCAATAGTGGATTAAGTATAAACTTCGGTGGTTCACAATTTACAGAGTCTGCTTATGCTTCAAGATTTAGCTTAATAGAGGATGATAGTTGGACTATTGTTGATGGTGGTATCTTTGACCCAACACCAGCCGATTACATAAGCGTATTAAACACAAGAGTAGTAGCTGCTGGAGGAGTAGTTGAGAACACTACAGATAGCCAAGCATTCTTACAAACTTTAAACGACATAAGCTAATGGCAGACGGACTATTAAATAAAGCAAGTATAATCTTAACTCCTACTGGTTACAAGGCTGGTACGCTTTACAACGTAGCACCAATAGACGAGCCTTATGAGGACTTTGACTTTGCTAGAACTTCAACTGCTACAAGAATTAATTCTAGTGGATTAGTTTCTAATGTAGCTACTGGAGTGCCAAGAATAAACTATGATAGTAATGGAGATAATGGTCATATATTGTTAGAGCCTACTTCTACTAATCTTATTACTTATAGTGAGGACTTCACAGATAGTAGTTGGACTAAATCAAATGTTACCATTACATCAAATTCAATAATTTCGCCTGATGGAAGTTTAAATGCTTCTTTAATGACTATTAGTGGGGGTGCTTCTGACCAAAGAATAAGCAGTAATATTTCTTACAGTGGTACTAATACAGTTTCAATATTTGCTAAAGCATCAAATTCAAATTGGTTGTCGATAAGGATAGGGAGTTCTGTTAATAAATGGTATGACTTGGAAAATGGTGTTTTAGGTGGTAGTACAATAACAACTGCTTATGTTGATGCAGATATACAAGACTTTGGTAATGGTTGGTATAGGTGTATTTTAGTTTTTACCGACAATGATACTTTAAACACAAGAATATATCCAGCCGAAAATAATCTTGATGTAACACACACAAGTGGTTCTGTTTACATTTGGGGTTGTCAAGCAGAAGCCTTATCCTACGCTACATCATACATACCAACACTAACTGGAAGTCAAGAGACAAGAGCTACAGAGACTGCAACTGGTGCTGGTAGTGCTACATTAATAAACTCAACAGAGGGAGTGTTATATGCAGAGATAGCTGCATTAGCTGATGATAATACATATAGAGTTTTATCATTATCAGATGGAACAACAAATGAAAGAGTATATATGCAATATACAAATGCAAGTAATACCGTATCTGTTGTAGTAAAAGATGGCGGAGTAACACAAGCTAATATGGTATATGTTTTATCTGATGCAACAAATTTTTCTAAAGTAGCAATCAAATATAAATCTAATGATTTTGCTTTATGGGTTGATGGTGTAGAAAGAGCAACAGACACTAGTGGCAATACTCCAACTGGATTAAATACATTAGCTTTTAATAGTGGAGGGAGTGCAGTTTTCTACGGTAAATGCAAAGCACTAGCAGTATTTAATGAGGCTTTAAGTGATAGCGAACTAACACAACTAACAACGTAATGAGTTTAAGACTAACAGAAATATGTTACCCAGAGGTAAAGAGTTACTACATCGTTTGGAACGATAGTGATGCGATAGTATCGTATGGAGTGCTAGAAACCTATCAATGCTTAGAGACTAAGTGGGACAATGTAGATTTATACACTAAGGAAATAGATTGGATAAACATATTAATAGATAACGGAATTAACCCTTTTCCAGAGCAATGATAGTATCAGCGCAAATAGATGAGAGAGAGCTAAATTCTTTAATTAAGGACTTAGAGAAACTTAATATGTCTGATAGTAAAAACAAGACACTATTAAGACAAGGTATGCGTAAAGCTGCAAAGCCTATACTACAAGAGCTTAAGTCTATTGTTCCAGTTGAATCTAAACAACTTAAAAAGTCTTTAGGTATAATTAATGGTAAGAACGTAAAAGGCAAACCACCTACAGTATATATAGGACCAAGAGTTAAAAAATCATTTGCTAGTAAAGAGAAGTCTGGTTTTTATTTCTATTTCTTAGAGTATGGATTTAGAGGTATTCCTGGACTAAGAATGTTAGATAAGACTGCTGCTAGTAAAGGTAACACAGCTATCAATAGTGTTATAGGAGAAATAAAAAAACTCATTGACAAAAGAATGAAGTAATGGAAATAGGAAAAGTAATATATAATATTTTAAGCAACGACTCTAACGTAGCTCCTTTAGTTACTACAAGTGGCAACTTGAGAATCTTTCCTAGTCGTTACAATTTCCCTACAGACGTTAAGTTACCATACATTACTTATCAGATGTTTGCAGATGAGCCTAACAACACTAAGAACGGAGTAAGTGAGTATGACTATGTTAGAGTACAGATAAGTATTTATCACAATAGCTATGCTGAAATGGTAGCTCTAGCTGGCCACATTAGAACAGCTTTAGATTATGTAAGTGGTACTTATAGTGGTGTAGTAGTAGACAAGATATTTTACCAAGACCAAAACGAGCTTTACGATGATAGTGCTGGTTCTATTGGTTTATATGGTATTGCACAAGATTACAGATTTAACATAAATAGATAAAATGGAAACCTATAAAGTAAAGATAAAAAAGAACATTGAGTGTAGAGGAGTAGAATATGTAGAAGGCGAATCTTACCAAGTAGTAAGAGCAGTCTTTAACTTCTTACAGCACAATGACGCAATAGATACAACAAAGAAGAAGTCTAAAAAGAAAGATTTAGATATTAGCTAATTATAAATTTTAAAATTAAAAGAAAATGGCAATTTTTAACGGAACGGATTTAATCCTAAAAGTTTCTCCTAGTAGTGGAGGAGCTGAAGCGAAATTGATGCATTCTCAGAATGTTTCACTTTCAATGAATGTAGATACAATAGACATCTCAACTAAAGACTCTGCTGGTTTCAGAGATTTGTTAGGTGGTCAAAAGTCTTTCAGTCTTTCGGCTGATGGTCTTATGGACTTCTCAGCAACTGCTGGAGATACTGATGTAGCTGAATTATTTGACCAGATGATGGATAGAACAGCAGTAGATTTTACTTTTGCTCTATCTACTCCAGCTGG